CCTGCCGCACCGTCTAACCAGCGCGTGCTACCTTCTAACGCTCCTGCATACATATCTATTTCAAAATCTACGGCCATTACGCCGCCACTTCCTGTCGTTAAACTAAATGTTACTGCCATTTTTTTTCACCTCTATCTCCTATAATTCTCCATCATCACTTGATGTCTCGAATACTTCCTTGTCCTCCGAAGAAAGTGGTCCAGACCTCTCCCATTGTTCGGTAGAGTCCTTCCTGACCCAGTCTGTTGATGGCGAATGGGTCTCCAGTCTCGATGCCCGACTCGAAATATTGTGTCGGTATCGCTGTGCTGAAGTATAAGTAATCTGTGTCTAGGTAATACATCCTGCTGATTCCATCAGAGTTGTAAACGTCCTTGGATGGAATGATTGGAACACCGTTGTAAGTAGCCACGATGAACCCGGCCTCCATACCCGGAACACCCTTCACACCGTTGTAAGTGGGGGTGACCCTCTTCTCTTCCATGAACCTCTGCTGGCTCTGCAATAGTTGCTGCAGACGCATTAGAGTATCGTAGCCGGTCAGAATGACCTTCGGATTTCCACCACGAACCCAGACTTTCTGGAACAAATCATCCAGTTGGTCAAGACTCAGTGTGCGATTAGTTCCGCTTGTTGCAGCATTGCACTCAGAGTAGGACCAACCGTTGCCGCCCCCATTTCTGTTGATACTGTAGATATCTTCTCTGGTAGCCGTATAATGGGTTCCAGCAGTCATTGCGGTGGAATCACCACAAGTAATCCTGTCGAGAGATTCCAAGTTATTACCTGCTACAGTGTCTATGTCGCCAGTGAGCATCAAGTTCACCATCTCAGCGTGATGCTTGCCCATCTCTTCCTTGAGAACTTGTCGAATGTCTCCGAGGCCGTCGTCCTTGTCAGCGAGGAAAATCGCCACTTCGCTCATGTCGAATGAATGGGCGATAGTCTTGGGCTTTGCAGCAACGTGCTGGAAAGTCGGCTTGACCGTCTCAGGCAGAGTTGCATTCTCAGCAACACCGCCATGAACGGAGCCAGAGTTAGGCTTGTCTGTGATGACTCGCCATCCAGACCTGTCCCAAGGTTTCTTGGGCAGTATGCTGAAGGCATTGAATTCTTGATTCATCTGACTCCATACTTTGCGTCCGTAAATTGCTTGATAAGTCCCACCAGTAGATGAGAGCATTGGGCTGTCAGCCTTCAGTAATTCACTACCACTGTAGGTGTAACCCATTGCGTTCCCTGCGCCATAATAATAACGCTCCATGTCTGTTACTGTTCGAATATAGTTTCTTGCCATTCTTCATCACTCCTTTATTCAGTCGCTCCTAAATGCTCTATTCGCTAAATTGTGAACCTCAGTCCACGACATTTCAGCAAGGTCTTCTGTTGAGGGGACCTCGAACACTGGGAGGGATTCGTTACTCTTCTGGATATTCTCGCCAATTTCGGCGGGAGTTCCGATATTCTCAATGCGCTCAGTTAGTGCAGCGATACTCTTCTGGATTTGGGCAAGTGGGCCACGAGCATCGAAGGCCTGTGCCTCGGCCTTAGTTACCTCATTAGTCCTCTCGTGCGCGTATCGTGATGAGAAATTATTTTCCAAGGCACCCTTGAACTCTTGCTCAAGAGCAGCAGCCTTGTAGATTTCATATGCAGCCTCAACATCGCTCTCAGATACTCGGTCTGGAGTTAGGAAGTTACCCTTCTTGACTCCTCCGCCTTTACCAGAAAGGCCTGAAGCGGATAGAGCATTGGTAGAAGGCTTGCCGCTCTCGGTCGCTCGACCCTTAACTTGACCAGTCCTCTGTGGCAGACTCTGCTCCAATTCCTCAGGGGTGGAACCAGCGTTAGCCTTGGAGACATTATCGAAGTGTGAGCGTGCGGCTATTGTGTCCACGCCTGCACTCTTCAGACTTGTCTCCATCCAATCGAGATACTCAGAAGATATGACATCGGAGTATTCCGATTTCTTCTCAAACGGATTCTTTTCATCCTTATCCTTCTTGTCATCGCCATTGTCATCGTCGCTGCCTTTGTCATCGTCGTCGCCATTGCCGTTTTTCTTATCGTCCTTACCGTCTAACCAAGGAAGTCCTTTCTCCATAGAATCGAGCCTTCCTTCTAAACGACCAAGAACGTCAGTCATTTGCGTCATAACATTGTTGTCTTCTTCTGTCATTTTATTCACCTTGTCTTCTTTCAATATTCTAAATGTTGCTTCTGGATTGATTCCTTTTTCACAGATTGTTACTTCGTGTAGTTCAAGTTTGCTGATTTCTTGGTAATCGCCGTGCACTGGGTCTGATTTTCTGACTCGTTTGAATGCCTGCCCTCCGATACTGAAACCCCTTAATGCTCCTTTTCGGATTTCGGCAGCGACTTCCTTTGCTTTTTCAATGTCGTTTCTGAGTTCTACTACTACAAACATCCCGACATCATCAACTTCGCTTTTCCACAACCTCCCTTCACTATCTGTATAATTTGGAATCACTTCACCGACTTGTATGTTAGAATGCGCTAATTGCACGTTTCTGTATTTCGGGTCCCCCATGTATTTTTGGAATGCATCTTTGAGCGCTTCTTTGGTTATTTTATCCCCTTGCTTGTCTACTACTTCCACGCTCGCGTAGCCTGCAACGATGAGGTCTCCACCCTTGATGAGAGTGATTTTATGTTCTGAACTGACTCGAAGAGGGGATAACACACTGGCTCTGAGTGTGGCTGCCATACTACTTTAATGAAGCGACACCAAAAATATTACGTTTTAGGGTCATCTTTCTCGTCAGAATCGCTATACTGCAAGCCTTTCCTCTTTCTACGCTGCCGCTTTATATGCGGATATTCCTTTTCGGAATCCTCAGTTGGCCGAGCAATCATATCCCAATCTGGCATACTCTCTTCCCCCTCCAAATGAGTAGGACCTCTAGGACTCTCTGTCAGAGACCCGACATCTATCCCTAGACCCTTTGCTCCACCTGTGAATCCGAATTGATTCTTCTCCAATAAATCCAATGCCCTCTCTATGAGCGTAAGCCCCTCTTCCATCTTGGGTTTGAGCAACAAGTCCTCATCATCCAACTCCTCAGAGTCTTCTTCTATGTCCTCTTGTGAATCTTCTGATGGAATGGGGTCATCTACTCTCTCAATCTTACCCTTTAGAAGCATACTCACTACTTGCCCCCAAAATGGTTTCAAACTCTCACTCAGCATTATACTGTAGTTCCCTCCTCCCATATCACTGAGAATGGTATCAGGAGAATGGACCCAGAAACCGCCATGAGACTTCTCCAATGTGTAAGACACTTCGTCTTGGTATGGTATGAATACTACCACTTTATCATCAACCACTTTGACATCGTGTGGGAAATGAAGGTGCTTGAGTGACTTCGAAAGCATCCCAAGAGTTTCCATACTGACGCTGGATTCTCCTTCTCCTTCTCCTATCAATTTCATAGGAGTAAGACTGTAAACATCTCTACCATCTATCTCTTGATGCTTTATCCCACTAACTTTCACCTCTACGATGTCTCCCTCTTCGAATGGCTTTGGGCTTGAGACTGTCCCTACGTCCAGATAGATATCATTTTCAAATTCTACCGTTTTGTCTTCTATCCCATCATCATCAATCAATGGTCCTGCTCCAAGTCTGTAAGTGAACGGCTTCTTTCCTCTCTTATCCAATATTTTGAGATTGATTGACTTGTTAGGTCTGAGAAGCACCCATTTGGGATGTCTTCTCTCACCTTTCATGTAAGTGCTCTTCCCATCTCTCAATAGCAGAGTCTTGTGCTCGTCTAAGAAATTATTGACCAAATCCTCCAATCCCTCTTCATCCGTGAGTTTAGTATCATGTGGTCCGGGTATGGTGACTTGCTCATAACTATCGAACTGTCCTCTTAGAATTTTCAATCTCTCTTGCACACTCATGTCAGTCACATCGGTATCATCGTAGAAGGTGATGTCTATGACGTGTAATTCCTTTTTATCGAGAATCCCATCCAGAGTGCAATCCTTCTCTCCGAGGTTCTTGACCCCATTTTTAGCCCAATCCGGTATACTTCTCCGCCCTCCGCCTTCATCATACCCGTTTATCTCGTCTCCCTTCTTGGTAACCACTATCCTTTCTCCATCATACCACTTAGAGACCACCCAAGTGCCGGTGAATCCACGAAGCCTCTGGAGGTCCTTGAACGAGAATATTCTGTGCATGGGTCTGATAGGCGGGACCCAAGAAGGGGAGTCGCCCTTCATCAAGAGGGAGTCTGGGTTCAAGAGGTAAGCAGCGTAATCACTCGGTTCGCTCCAAGTTCCGGATTCTTTGACCTCAGCAGGAATCATACTTCCTACTAATGGGTCTTCATACGGAGTGAACTGATTGGCTCCTCTCTCCCAAGTCATTGCCTCATCCTGCATTTGAACGGTATTGGCCACATCAAGGTCCCATAGACTCGATATAGCATCCATAGGAGCCGGACTAAATGCCTCTTCTTGAGTGTGAGGTCCTAGAACTGGTTTCCCAGTGCCAAAATCCATACTGTGTGTAGGGACCCCTCTTCTATAATTAGAATATTCCAACAGTCCGGTTTTGTCGAATAAATCCATTATCGGCGTTCCTGTGGTCCCCATCGGGTGTATTTCCCTTCCGGGTCCGTCTCTAATCGTCTCAGTTGTGATATCCTTAGGCAAAGAAGACAAATCCACATTGGGGTCTTGGATGAAGACGTTCTTCATCTGATGCTCGATATTCCTTCCTGAGACTCTGAAGTTTCTGTTGCTGTGTCTACCTTGAATATGGATATCGCCATCTCCATCTTTTACGAGCATCGAATGTTTTCCTTTATCGTCAATTGTAGGAGCCGACATAGGAGTTATTCCCAAAGTAGCAAGACCCTCTTTCCCGAATTGTCTTCTTACATTGGTTTGGAAACCTAGTATAGCCTTTCTCATATCTTTCATTGGCTTCTGCCAACCTTTCACTGGCGACCCACCGTGAAACAATACTTCTCCGTCTCCGTCTTTTACATTTCTTTCGAATCCATACGTGTTGAAGAATTCCTCATCGCTTAAATGATTAAGATTAGGCGCTCTTCGAAGTTTTTGAACATGGTCTAGCACGTTTTCTACATCTTGATATTTATCGAAGAAGTTATCACCCTTTTCGGTGGATAATTGTGGATTACTCCGTATCAAATGCTCCATTGACATAACTGTCCTATGGTCATCGTCATTCTTCAATCCACTTTGTATGGAAGTGAGCATGTTAGTAGCATGGGCTCGATGTGCTCCGTCTTGTGGATATTTCAAATAATCCATCAAGTCTTCAAAATCAGTCTCTCTAGTAACACGAAAGCCGTGTTCATCCATATGATTGTGGAAGTTACCGAATCCTGTCTGGTGCAAAGGAAGTTTATCTTCGTCAATACCGTAACCACTCACTGTTATGCCAAGGTCTCTAATGTATTCAGCAGGGAGATGCTTCAACGCTCTATTGGCTAGTTGGAATATTTTGTCTATGTCAATATTCAGATTGGGGTTGGAAGAAGTGAAAGTATCTTCTGGATACATCGGGGCCAAATGACCAACCACCGTGAGTATAGCGTTGTAATGAGATTCAATCATATTCTGCAGGTCATCGTATAATCTTCCTTCATGGCCCTTTCCAAGTTTCTTCTCTTGGATAGTTTTACCACCCCCCTTTTCTCTTGCAAGAGGCCCCCCAAGTTTCGTCTCTTTGACAGTCTCTCGCAAAGCCTTCGAATCTAACAGAAATGATTCAGCAGCGCTCCCCTCTGTTACATCCAAACCCTCCGGTCTGGCCCCGAAGGTAGCCTGACGTGTGGCTAAACTTGCTGGAGTCATTCGCATTATGGAAGACGGTCTTCCCCTTTCTCCTCTACCCATCATGCTATTGATAGTATGCGACATCAGAGACTGGTCTCGCGCTATCATGTCTGGTGTCCTGTTCTCTTTCTGCCGCGCGCCCAGTGGTTGCTGCTGTGTAAGTTCTAATGGGACTTCCACCGTTCTGCCGAACTCAGCGGTGATACCGGCACCAGCAATATCTATGGGCTTCTTGATATTCCAATTGATACCTTTCCCATGAGGGGTCTTGACGTTGTGTTGACGTGATGAGTAACGAGGGTGAGTAATATCAAACTCTTTGTCATATTTTGCTTTAATCTGAGACATGCTCAATCCTGAGATAGCGTTTACCACTCCGGGAAACAAAGAGGACAAACCGGCAAGAATCTGATTCTTGGGATTGCTCGCATCCTGATTCTCCGGGTTTTTGGAGTTATTGAAGCGAGAGAGCACAGCATGTGGGGTGTTGAATAAATCATGTCGAGCAGCGATATAGGGGCCCCAGAGCCCTATGTTATTCTCATTGACAGTGATTCTACTCCCATCAGTGGACCCGATGTAACTGTTACCATCCCCATCGCTACTGTGGTCATGCAGCATTTCAATGAGAGTATGGGGATTTCTCGAAAGTCCAGAGGAATATAACTGAGCAAACAAAGCAGCAGGAGTGTAATGTCCTCCATCCTCTATGCCCCACCCCTGCATCATTGCCAACTCTTCGTCAGTCGCTTCAGACTCATCGAACCATAATGGGCTAGTATGCAGGGTTTGTTGATTACGCAACTCCTTGCCTTGCGATGCAATAATTCTATGGATTTTCGCTCTTTTGAGCATAGAAGCCATATTCTCCTCTGAAATCAAAGGGCCTGAGTGATGCTCTGCCGGATAATAGGGATGCTCACCTGCAGGTATTGCGGCTCCGGTTTCCGGGTCATAACCAAGAGCGAGCATGATAGAACTCTTCTGTAGCCTCTTATCCTGATAACCAGAATCAATGATGTCTCCTATTGGATTATCACTCCCAGAAAGTTGCTCGGCGGGAGAGATAACCATCCCCTCTGAATCCTTCTTCTCCTTTATCTCTGGCAGATTCCTGAACACTCTATGTTTCTTACCATCAGTATCGAAATGATGCTTATTCCCGTCTTCATCTTCACCCAAATCTAACCCACCCAAGGCCTCTCTAAGATTGTCCTGTATCTCATCGCTCAACCCGTCCGAGTGAACGATATCATGCAGAGAGTCGAATAGCATATCCTGCTCATAGGCAGACAACTCATCATTGCTCTCCCTACGAGGTATGGCATTGCTGTTAGTGAAACCTGCCGTTCTACCACCCCAATCAGCAAGTCCTCCCATGACATGATGGAACGAGCGTTTGAGTCTACCAGCAGAGACTGTTGTCCCATCTGGGAGTTTGATGTCTTGGTTACTCGCTTTGTCAAGACCATCAAAAGCGGCCTCCAATATCGCACTTCTCTCCTTAGGAGAGAACCACTGTAGTTGATGAATCCAAGACAGTTCACCTAGATTGTGACCATGTTCGATGATGCTCTGCTTTTCTGCCTCCTCAAAAGAAACCCCCTCTGGCGTACTTTGCCAATGTGCGTAAGCCTGTTCTGGAGTCGAATCTCCTTCTGCTACCTTCTCGCTTTTCTTCTCCAAATCTACAGCATCACTCATCCAACTTCTCGCTCTGTCGTCAGCGTGTAGTTTACGGAGTTCCAATTCCTCCTCGGAATGGTCATGCCCACTTTGTATATCAGTAGAAAGTCCCATCGCCTTGACTCTCGCTATTGCATTAGACCTCCAATTACCATCATGGTCCAAATCTTCAGTTTCTGAATTGATGCTTCTCCAGTCATCATCACCAGCGAGCCATCTCTCAAAGTCCCTGTCGTATGCTCCTCTGATTGATGTGACATCAGAGCCCTTGATACCATCAAGAGGACCAATACCGTGATAGAATATATCACCATCCTCTTTCAACATACCAGTATGATGAAGGCTCTTCTCTTTCCTCATTATCCTGTCTTGCATTCTCTCTAAGGTCTCTACGGCTTTGGCGTGAGTAACGTCTTTGGTATGAGTAGGTAGAACCTGCTGTATGATTGTATCAAGTCTCGCTGTTCTCCCAGTGCCTGAGTTCATCACTTTAGAAGGGTCATAAATGGAACTGAAGGGATGGTCGTCCGATGTGCCATAGGGCGCAAGACCATTTGGATTCACCTCTATATCATGCGCGTGAGAAGTAGGGTCACTACCCCTCGATTTCACTCTTTTCCTCCAAGGTTGTCTCTCAGAGAGATGATGATTGCTTTGTTCTGCTACCTGCCTTCTCCTCTCAGCATCAGAAATAAAAACCTCAGCGCCATGCCCTCCCTTGAGGATGCCCCCAATTTCACTCTTTACGAATGAATCACAGATTCGCTCTCGCCAAGTAATATCAGGTTCAAAATTAGATGTTTTAAGATTGTTTTTAGCGAAGAGGTATTCCCCTACGCTATCATCAATATCATTAGCATCTATGATGCTCAATAAGAGTTCATTACGTGCTTTTACAAACACCGAAACGGCATCATCAAGCACACAATACCACCTTACTCAAGTTTAGGCGCGTCTCCACCTGCAAAATCTTCATGGCCCTTGTTCTGGTCATGAGTGTTTAATTTTCTACCCAAGGAATCTAAATCGGTTGTGGACTTATCTGCCCCTTTGTTCTTCACATCTTCTGATTCCAACAGGTGGTTATTGGTAGTATAATGGGCATTTCGAGTTAAACCGCCGCTTTCTGATTGAAGGGATATCTCATGAGGTGCGGTCTGGAATGCTACAGAATATCCCGGTTGAGACTTTTCTATCGCATCAATTCTCTTGTCAATACTCTTTGCTTTCTTCAAGAGGCTCATGACCTCTTTGGACACTTCTTCCTTTCTTGGTTTCAAACTACCACATCCGTGTCTCTACTCTGCTCTGCCATTTCATGAATCTCATCCCATGACATCTCGTGAATCTCTTCACTGCTCATTAGGCCTATTTCCATACTATCGGTTTTGAGAAGTGTAGCATCTCCAAGAGGTAAATCCCCTCTGAAAGGGTCCATTCTAATATCTTCGGAAAGAGGGGTAGTCATTGATACAAAACCCGCTCTTTTCAGAAGTTGTCCCGGATTGAGTAACATCTTCCTGAGTTCTCTATTCTCACTTTTGAGTTCACCTAATGAACCGTCCATACTCTCCATCTTGTTGATAAGAGCGTTCATCAAACGCTCAGTATTACTCTCGGCTTCTATCACAATAATTCCTCACTCTGGTCTGTAAGCCCTTCCATAGGTTCCAGTGTGAGGCCTCATTCTACCATGAGAACGAGCGGCAATAATAGTGCCCGGTAATTGACTATCCCGCTGAGAAGTATCAAAATTGGTCCCACGCTCGTTGAACTTCATGATTGAACCAGTTGCAAGGTGGTTCTCAGGAGTATGCACTTCACTGGTCTTCTGCACTGTCTCTGTTAGGTCGTCATGTAGATAGTTACCAAATTTCAAAACTTCAGTGAGATGGTCTCTCGCCTCATCGGGTTTTCCATTTTCCAAAGCCTTGGAAAAAGCCTCCGTATGCACATTCAATTTTCTCGCCATAGGGTCCATCTTGCTCAAATCCATGTTCGTTCAACTCTCTCGAAGTGGTGTTGGTTTAATTATACTTACGCTCCACGAGGCCTTCTAGCATTCAAAAGGGCGTTAGAAACATTCTGTGCTAATCCGGGCTGTAAACCGTTCTGCTGAACGCTTGAAAAGGGAGAGCCTGCTCCCATAGATGCCCTTTGTTGAGGTCTCGCTGGTCCTTGTGGAGTTCTGATACCCACCCCTTCTCCGCCGGGTTGCGATGGAGGCATCACTTGTTGCATTACGCCCGGAGGCATTCCCGGAGGATGCATTCCGGGAGGCATACCACCCGGAGGCATACCACCCGGAGGCATTCCCGGAGGCATTCCCGGAGGCATTCCCGGAGGATGCATTCCGGGAGGCATACCACCCGGAGGCATACCACCCGGAGGCATTCCCGGAGGCATCATTCCACCGGGCGCTGGCGGTTGTTGCTGTTCCATTGGGTCAATCTTTCTGTAGACAAAGCGAATGTCCCTCTCCCCTTCTTCGAGAAGTTCCGGTTTGTAACCTAGCATCATCATACGTTGAGCAAGATTTGCTTCCATCTCATCTCTTCTGAGACGAGTAATCTCGTCTTCCTCCTCGTTCGGATAAAGAGTCATTTTCCAATCTTTGACACCCATCTCATTCAACATGCGCGGGAAAATGACTTCAGTGAATACCTTCTGCCCGTATTCAACAGCGCGATTAGTCACAAGAATTTGCATTCCCTCGTTATTGAGACCCCCGCTCTTGCCATTGTCAATCATGAAAACGGCACTCACCCCATAGAACGCCGCTATCCTGTTTCTCATCTCATCACGCACCGAGATATATTGCATCTCTTCCAATGTGTCCATGAACTTGACCCAACTCACGCCTCCCCTGCCCGAAGCAGACTCTATCCCTACCTTGGGGATATAATGCGGGTCTCGTTCCATTTTTTCGTCTACTGTCTTCCAAAAGGACTTCATTGATTCAAGATTGTCTGTAGTGACTGAGATTATACCCTTGGGACTTCTCCTCTTCTGATACGCTGTATACATGTAATTATCCATAGCAGTGAGAGTCATGGCTTGTCTCCACATCGTATTGACAGGGCTCCTACCATACAATTTGGAGGGATTGTATTTGCTAACATGAATGATTTCACCTTTCAGATAATACTGGGTCTTCCCACTTCCAGCCATATTGACGTAATGAACATCGTCCATCTCGCTTCCGCATATTTGACAATCATCATCTTGACCGGGATATGAGATTTGGTCCCTATGCAACGGGCACACTTTGTAACGACCGCCCCTCACTCCCCTCTTGTCTGATACTATACGCATGAATATGGGGTCACCGCGAATTACCTCTTTCACTCTGAAGAAAAGTATTTCAGAAGTCTCAGGGTCTACGTAGTATTCCTTTATCAGAATCAGGAAAGCGTCATCTATAATGTCCAAGTCCTTCTCAATCTCATAGAGGACGTGTATGAAATCCTGTTCCATAGAGTTCTGCTGTTTGAACAACCAGCGAGGATAGACCAATTCGTTAGGTTCTGGTGGTCTGACATCATAGCCACACGTAGGGCATTCATCCACATCATGTTGAAACTCCTCTCCACATGTATCACATCGGAATCTGAACCTCTTCTCCCAATAATACCCTCTTCGGAATATCTCTTGTTGTAATTTAGATATCACAGTGCGAAGAATTAGATTCTCATGAGATACAGCATACAACGCTGGAAGCGTTATTCCTTGAGCCATAACGGGCTCTTGAATACCAGTAGTATGCAACGGCATCTGCGGTTGCGGAGTTGTGCGTCTTTTGAACGGATTTAGAGTGTCCAAGAATCTTCGAATCGGTCCCTCTTCTGCCATTAAGCACCACCTTCCCCATTTGCGCCTCTAACAACCCGCTTGATTGTTTCCCTTTTCTCCAAGTCATTCGTATTCAGGTAAGATAAAACTCTCTCGACTTGTCCATTCTTATCTTTCACATACGGAGAGATTCCTTCCAACAACTTCCTTATCTCGTCTTCCTGATAGAATAAGAGTCTATGTATGATTATGTTATTGCTTTTCTGATTAAGTTGAAGAGAGCCACAATCGAGAGATTTGTGCAACTCTTCACAATGCGCTTTTCCTCTTTTCCCAGTAGCGATGAAACCAGCACGCGGTTCTCCTCTTTCGGTGATTGTGATGAACCCGTCCCCTTCCAAGAAATCTGCTGCATAAGACCAAGGGTCCTTGATGATAATACCATAATCAGACATTTTCACGAATGTTCTTCTACCGCCTCCTGCTATGATATCAACTTCCTCGCCATACATCGAAAGTAGTTTAGACAATTTGGAAGGACTCATGCTCTTTTGCAAGAAAGAGGAATCCATCATCCTCTCTTGAAGCCTCCTACTGGTCAAGGCCCCCTCACTTTCAAGTATCTCAGAGGTCTTATTGAGTATATCCTTCTCCTTCTGTGTCAATCTGTCTATTTGATGAAGAGCAGTTTTCCACACTTTTATCGCATCAGTCTTCTGTGACATAGCATTGTGCCAAGCGTTCCTTTCCTCTTCATCCCAGACATCTTGGAAATCGTCCAACATCTTGAGAGCATTATCTGCTCCTTCCCAGAGATTACATGCCTGTATCAAACTCACACTTCTTGAATTACCGAACTTCCTGAGACTCCTCAAATCTTCGTCTGTGACTCCTAAACTCTTGATGATGTTACTTCTGTCTTTGGTCCAAGATAAGGAGGATAGGGTGGCTTTAATCTCCAAAGATTTGAGAGACTTGACATCTTCAATTATCGAATCCACTTCGGTTCTCACTTCCTCGTTGTCTTTTCCCATCTTCTGAAGTCTGTTTATGAAATCAGAAGAAGAACACCCTAAGTGAGTCTCGAACCAACCTCTTCCGGTGTTAGAGAACACATATTGAGGAGCCTCTACTTCCTTTTCCTCATTTATGGCTTTTTCGAAGATATTATCCTCTTCAAGAAAAGCGCTCGACCACATTCATTCAACTCCAAAGGGTAGTATTCAAATTGTTATCTTCAATATATGTTGTATTCATTATTCATCACCTTACGATATTAACCACGAATCCCCGTCTCCACTCCTAGGTTCGCCACTGAGCCATTCATCGAATCCCGGCATATAATCATCAAGCATAACTACCGACCCTCTGAATTCCTTTGAGGCCCAATTTGCAAGAGCGAGACTCATCGCCAAATCATCATGAACACCAACGCTCTCTAACTTGCCGTTCTTCTGCATACCAAAACGATTCAATTCAATTTCCAACTCGTGTGTATACTTCCTACTCTTCTCATTACCATACGGTAATTTGATTTGACCTTGCTCGAAAGCGAGCAAAAGACTCATGAAAAGAGACTCTTTCTTTGCACGAGTGGTCATGAATACTCTGATTGGCATATCTGCCCTCATTTCCCTCATCTCTTGTTCAAGCATGCGCTGGAAGTTATTACCCTCAAGTTCTATGAGTTCAGGAGAGAATCTGCTATTGAGTATCACCATCATCCTCTTCTGCGCCATTGAAGACATTCCACGCTCATGCACAACGTGAACTATCTCTTTGAAATCCTCATTGGGTTTCTGTCGCATGACAGTCATAGCAGTGAAGTCAGCGTTCTTATCCGATGAAATTGCCGGGTCATGCCCGATGAAATGCTGTCCGAACACACCATCTGCCTCCCCCTCTTCGTTGTAATTCGTCTCTGCTCTGTCAAGAAGAACGAGTTTGGTGTCTCTAGACGCTTCTAGTATGTCCATCGGGAACATACTAGCGACATCGTGAATCGGCTCACAGAGATACTCTCGACTGAACTGAATGGCTGGCATGCTCATTCTCCTCCGTTCTAAAGATTCCAAATCCCATCTACTGGGCCACAACGCCTCGCCTTCCGAGTTGATTGCTGGATAAGTGTCTACCACAAAGGTCTCTTTCTCCTCCAATTCTGCATACAGGTCATTGTAACTGAATGGCGTTCCTACCATCATTAGTTTACTACTGTGATGGAGAACCGGGAGAAGGACACCGTAGAACCAATCTGCTGCTCTCTGCAATTCGGTTCCCGTTGTGCCCCACAAGATATCGTCGCAAACAACAACATCAGGGTGGAATCCACGAGTGGCCCCTCCAACCGATTTAGCCATTATTCGAGAGCCATTCGATAGTTCGAAGTATGACTTCGCCCATGGTCTGCCCTCTGGAATCAAAGGTCTCAAGATATTGTTGCCGTCTATGTTTTGCTTGATGAAACGCATGTGCTCAAGAGTCTGTTCAAGGGAGTGAGAAAAAATCATGACATGTAATCCGGGATTAAAAGTGGCTAGCCACAAGGCATATGACATGAAGAAAACTGATTTACCATGGTCACGAGATGCCTTCACGCAGAAATACTGATGTTTGTCCAGACCTATCTTCCACTCGTCATGATGCCAGTTCATCTCGAAACCCAGTATATCCATGAAGAAATACTCGAACGACTTCTTAGACATCTCGAAGTCCATCTGGTCAATGAATTCCTGCATGCTCTCATTAGTCATCGTGCCGCCGCCTTCAGTAATCGGAATGCAATCTCCATAGGCTCACTCTTCGGCAATTGCACTCCGCCCGACAATATCTGCTCCAAATCCTCTTCTTCTGTTGGCAGAGGAGTTTCCTCCACCAACTGGGTATCTAAGACTGGAGTTTCAACATCAGCCATAGATTGGTCTCCCATAGATTGGTCATCCATATTCGGCATATCATAATCCATATTATAATCTCGCACTTGCTCAGGTGCACTCGGCACATATCCACCCCCTTGGCTTGTAGCGCCAGTTGTAGTACCTGTAGTCGGAGACGATTGACTGACTGCGACTGGCGCGACTGGTGGTGGCGATATTGGTGCGCCCGAAGAAAGTGATGGGGTCGAAAGTGATGGAGATATTCTAGGAACAACGCTACCAGAAGAGGGGTTTATTGTGGTGGGGCTTCCGAATAAATCGGCGGTCTTCTTTCCAGTAGAGGGGTCATAGTGCCCCCCTCTGGTATCTGTAGCCCCTCCGGTATTACCTAACTGAAAACCAGTAGGCACATTGAAACCTTGATTTCCCCATCTATTCCATTGACCTTGATTGGGCATACCTCCTCCTTGACCGGAAGGAGGACGAGCCGGAGCATATGCTGCTATCTGTTGTTTCCAACCACCCGGTCTGTGATATCCAATAGCCTGACCAACCCGGTCAGAAGGGTCAAGAGCATCTCCAGCCTTACCTGCTCCAGCCCCTGTCGCTGCACCATACGCCGCAGCAGAACCAGCCCCACTCACTATGTCTTGTTGATTCGCTCCGGCATCTGCAAGGCTGGTCAAGAACTGAAGAGCACCAAGACTGCCAGCAGCAAAGCCACCTAAACCAGTTTTCGGTTTTCCCATTAAATTCCCTAGCAATCCAGCGCTTAGACTTCCACTGCCAGCGCCACTACTACCGCCACCGCCGCTGTTTGCTTTGACCAGAACCTTACCCATCACTGTCCCTCCAAAGATACCTTCACTGCTTTAACGAGAACAGGTTTTGTATTATACGCCTTCGCCACACGATTCCAATCCCCTTTGCTATGAGCGATTGCTCTAATGTCCTGCTTTTCAAGCCCCATCTTATCAGCCAAGAACGAATGACTATCTGTTGTGCCTGATGGGACTGTGGACACCCTCTTCAAGACTGCCACATCTTTCTTGGCATCTAACATCTGCAATCTCTCCATCGCTTTGATTAGCCTGTCTTCCACTGGTATCGTATCAAAACTGGCAGCCACTGGGTAATCTGGCAGAGTCTGTTGAGTAGTCTCCGACTTTTGCCTCTGGGCATTGATGAAACGCTGCGCTGCCATTTGTGGCGTGAACTCTTGCCCACTTTGCAATGCCTGAGTTTGAAGAGATGATTCATCAATAGCATGTTGAGGATTTTGTGTCTTGAAATGCTCGTATATCTGCGCTTGAGTCTCTGGGGAATAATTAGCGATGCGATTCCATATGTCAGAATCACCAGAGGGCGCTGGCGGAGCGAGTGGCGTCATCTCCTCATCAGAGTCAGGACCGGCCTGTGGTTGAGGGTGTTCCTGCCATTCTGGTATTAGTCTCTCAGCCAGATGCGGAGGTATAGGCACTGGACCCATGTGTTGGTCCAACAGTCTGGGAAGAGTGACGTTGGAGTAGTCAGGAGCCTCTGTGGTTGCTCTTCTCGGTTGATGGCCATGAGCGTGAGAGATGGAATCAGCCACGATATTGAACAAACCGTCCTGCGCCTCTAAATCCGGGTGAGGCGGGAAGTGCTTAAGTGCGAACTCCTTCATTGATTCGGGTTCCACATGGTGCGCTAGACCGAACAGTTTCTTTCCCATTTCATGACTGTTCCTGTCTTGAGCGCCGGGAGTCTTACCAGCAGTTATCCCCATCATGGTATTATCGAGAGCCTTGGCTTCCTCAGGTGAGAGTTGTGAGAGCAACTGACTGTGCATCTCATCGAGGATGTGATTGGCCGCTCCCGCTTGGTCTGCATTCCCAAGCAGGAAAGCAAGAGCAGCGGGACTCTTCATCATCTGACCTGCCAATATTTTAATGCCAGTCTCATCTTGTAATGCCTGTCTCAGAGACATCTGCCCACCCTCTACATTTATTATCGGGGTGTCCAACAGTTCAGGAGGGGTTTTAGCAAGCATATTGGGAGCGAATTTAGCGAGTGCCTTTTCGTATATCACAGGACTGAACGGCCTCCCTCCAGCCCTCTTACCCTCGAACTCCTTGAAAATCTGCTGCGCGTCAGGATGAGCGAGAATCGCTGGTAGGGCATGATACATCTCCCAACTATGCACAGCCTCTTGGAAGGGTTGGACTTGGTTATCAGTAACACCAAGCGCATCAGCGATATGAGGAGGAAGCAAACCCTGAGGTGTGAGCGCCTCACCGAACTTACTCTTCAATCTCTTTGCTACTGGTATACCATTTTGGTCCCAACTGAGGTCTTCGCCAGATATGTAACCATGTGTGATTCCCTCTTCGTATGCCCCCTCAGGGAAGTCTATGCCGTATTTCTCTGCCAGCATTTGTTTGAGGATTGGGGCGAAACCTAGCCTGTATGACTCAGGATGATGAGCCAGTTTGAACTTGGCCTTGGACGCTTCCGGGTCAGAACTCATATTCAGTGTAGCGAAAGTGCCTCCTTTTCCGTTGTAGGGATAACTGAGAGCATCTTCTTCACTGTAAGAAGGACTGTAACCATGAGCCACTAACTTCCTCCAAGCGGCATCCTCTAGGCTGGGTATCTTCATAGCGTCGTTGGTGTGATTCTTATTGACGTGGTCAATGACCTCTTGAATGAAATCATAAGGGTCAGGAACGCCTAACTCACCGAGTTTGTGTATCAACCCGTCAATGCCGTGCCTGTGAGTATGTCCGTATTCATCCTGCCAGACCATCTCCCCATGCTCGCCCTTCATCCACTGTCCACTTGGTGTCCGGTCTCCGAGATGAGCGTGTAGAGGCAAGTCAATCCCATAATGCAACGGGTTCTTCTCGTCGTCGTGGAATATCCCTTCGTGAGGCATCCCGATGTAGACTGGTTCACCAGTCTCCGGGTCCACTCGAAAGATTCCCTCTCCTTTTCTAAGCAACAGAGGAGAATTGAGAAGTGAAGATATCACGCTCATGCTGTTCTTCCACTCCTGCTGGTGTATATACCAACAGGGTCTGTCCCGAAATATCTGGGCTCGTTAGTAGGGTCTGATGTCCCGCCTTCGTTCCTATTGGTCTGTTTCGGCCCGTTAGCCGGATGATTGGGATGATGGGCATCTTTGCCTCCCTTGTCCCCCTTACCTTTCTTCTTGCTCTCCTTTTCCTCAAGCAGCCTCTTGACTTTATGCATCAACAATCTGATTTCCTGCTGTTCTCCCCAGTTATGCTTCTTCTGCAAATCACTTCCTGCAAAGATGTCGAAGGATGTAGCCATGCTTTGAGAAGACATGCTTCCTGAGAATGGATTAGAAGAACCGCCCATATTGAGACGAGGCCTTCCACTGATTGTAGGCGGAACTATTGGTGGAGGACGATGAGGCTTCAACTTAGGCTTCGGCATTCCCTTTGTTCCCATTGCTCCCATTGCTCCCGCTCCCGTTGCTCCCGCTCCCGTTGCTCCCAAGTTTCTCTCTGAAGGTAGCAATGATTGCAATCTACCACCGCCAGTTGCACCTGCGAAATATTTTCTTGGATTGCTCTTTGAAGGGCTGGCGGCAGTCACTCTGACGTTACCTTGCCTCTTTATCGCGTCCTGCTGTCCTAGATACTCTCGATAAGCAGCAGGGTCTTTCGACTTAGGCTGCTTAACAGCAACTCCCCTGTGTTCCATCTCCACAGAAAGCGGGGCATTCATCATACCAGTCTTAGTGCCTCTACGAACTCCTCTCCTCTTGGCTTTGTAAGACCTCATAGTAGCACCAATACCACCCATCATTCCACCGGGAGGCTTCTTGAAAGTCCCAGTGCTTGGTCTCCATTTCTTACCTTCCTCTTTAGAACGACCTCGCTCTGTTTCTTTGGTTTCCTTGCCACGCAAGTCCAAAGGTCTCATCATCGAGATATCTGGATTATCCTCTGCTGAGAAAGACTTGAGCAACTGGAATGGTATCTCAATCAGTTCACTCATCTGAACTGGATGTCCATAGGCGAAACCCGGACCTCTCGCTTGAGTAGCAAGGCTGGTCAAAGCGCCGAGATTACCAGCAGGCCCAGTCTGGGCGTGTAATTCTCTATCTATGTCAAACTTGTCGGGCTCATTCTCCTCGTCATATTGCTCATCGGAACGCCACGGTTCATCTTCATCATCATCTTCATCATCTGAGAGACCTGCTAACATGTCGAGCGTTATTTTGAAATGTTTACGCTCCCTCACTCTCTCATCTTGCTTATCTTGGTCATTCTGCCTCTTTTCCTTCTCAGCATCAGCATATCTTGGGTCAGACGGACTACGACCAGAATCAGGTGTTTCTGATTCATACCTGTCTTCTCCGTCATTAGTACGGAACATAGAGGAAGATTCACTTCTCGGAGCATACATCCGAGTATCACTACCTCTTCCCATCATCCCTCCAGTCTTAATCAAGACAAAACCACGACGAACTTTCATTCCATAACCTCCACTACTGGCCCCATAACCTCATAAGCAGATTCTTTGACCATTTCGGCCAGTTCTGCATAGAAGCCCTTAACAAAAGGAGGGCTTGTAAAACACTTACCCATACTCTTACACTCTTCCTCGAAATGAGGTAGAAGTGACTTGAGTTTCTCACGAACGGGAATCACTACAGCAGGCTCATCTTCCTCGGTCAATGTCTTCAGAGCCTCCATTATCTCTATGAGATAATTACCATATTCCATGTTACCATGGGATTCTTCATTGATGTAATATTTGAAACGCTGATAGATTAGAGAGACATAATCCAGAAAAGTAGGAAGTTGTTTGGGTGTTATCTTTGACTGCTGTTTCAAGAGGCGATATCCGGGATGCCCCATTTGCAGCAAATCACTGATAACTATCTGATTCAAAATACTCACTCCACCTGTTCCAATAACTGACTCTTGATTCTCTTCCAACTATCAGGACTCTCCTTGGCTAATTCGACCTTGAGGATATTTATCGTCTGATTGATTTGAGTCCCTTCGGTCTCTGGACCCCACTTCTCATCCAATTTCACCAAATCCTTGATTGTCTCTCTCACCTCTTTGTGAAGAGAGACCGCATCTTTGACAAAACCGTCCTCATGGACACTACCATCCTCAAGTAACTCATTGAGTTTGTCGTTGAGTCTTTCAGCGTTGGAACGAAGGGCGTTCATCTCTTGACCAAGCGCTAGAGAGACCTCTATCGCCGCCGCCTTTCTTACAAGCGGTTGAAAATGGTGTTTCATGTGATGATATACTGAAGATTCAGCACATTCCAATAACTCCGCTAACTCCTCGCTGGGAAGGCTTCCTTCAAAGTAAGCGGTCTCTAAATCACCGCGTTGCTCATGCGTGCAAATAAGACAAGAGGGATTCGCCGCCATGTGATAGTCCCCCATGTGATTCCTGTAATGACGGTCTGATGTGTTGGCCCTCCAACTCATCTCCTTATCTAGTTCCTTATGCGATATTTCACCACTCAATAAGGCCCCTTCCAAGGCCTCTCTCGTATCACTTTGACAAAAGGCGCAAGACCTCTTGACCACTTGCTCTCGCTCGGCCACACAAAGTCGGAGTTACAGATACCACATGAACGTTGTTGCATTATATGATTTACATCCGATTTATCCGAGTGTAAATCCCGCCTAACAACATGATGGAGGCAAAGATGCCCATCATTATGAAAGAGGCATCCATCTGGTTAATCTCATTACCTTTGAGAGCGAGTATGAGCATAGAGCAGAGAATGGCGCTAATAAGTTGTATCATTACCATATCAATGATGACGCTGTGCTTAGGAGCCATCAGATTAAGAGACATACCTGCAAACTGCTTCGAACCGGGCATATTACCTCGCATACCCCCTCCACTAATCATCTCAACCTCTCCCGAATATTGACCTATTGATGAAACCGCCAGCCGCCTGTCCGACACCCTCTAACATTCCGGGGTCAGCAAGTGCACTGCTCAATGCTCCCTGTAACAAAGATTGGTCTGCCAACTGCAAAATCTGCTGTCTTTCTCCTTCCGCTTTTTGTATTATCTGCATGGAAGTATTCTGCAGAGAATTGAGTTGGGCGATGATATTCTCAGCACTCAATGTTTGTAGGTCACTAGGCATACTAGTAACATCCAAAGCCATAGTTCCCTCTTCATCCAAAGTGAATGTGCAATTCTTGAGAACATTGAGTATGGAGTAAGTAGTGAGATTGGAAAGCATCTCTATGAACACCGGCATATTCTGACTTATGATGAATCTGTCAATAGGCTGAAGAGTGCCAAGCATGGCAGCGAGAACTTGAGTATCTGAAGGAGGCGCTATCGGCTGTTGATACTGTTGATACTGTTGAGCCGAAATTCCCGCTCCACCTAGAATACCAGCAGTGAAAGGAGAGGCCCCACCATAAGCGGTGTTATACTGAGCCCCATAATCACTTGATTCTGGTTGTGATTGCGGTGTTAATCCCAAACTGAGAGTGCTAGTCGGTGAGGCATTCATATTCGAAAGACCAAGCGTCATTGTGCTACCTCTTGATTTGTAACTACCGTTTGTGCTGCTTGAGCCACCACTGGAGGCGGTTGTATTACCGGAGCAGGGGCGAGTGTTTGAGTCTGTTGGTTGAGAACACTATTGAATGCTGCTTGAGCAGCCGCTTGGTATTCTTCCGCTTCTCTTTGAAACATCCTCATGTCAAATTGTATCATAGTTATATCGTTCATACCACTCTCCGGATTTGGTATGTGCCAAACATTGATGCCTTTGGTTTTATTGGAATCCTTCTCTATCTCTTGAAAGAATGGTTCGTATTTCTGAACCAATTCGGGCACTGAGACTGTATCATCAGTGCCCTGAATAGCCGCTACAGGCACTGTGACTATACTGACTCCCTGTTTTATCTTGTCTCGGAACCTACTCGGTTTCATTTCATCTTCTTTATCTTGCTCATCCTCCCATTTGCAGAGAAGATGATAGAGATGAAGATGTTCAGGACAATAAGTTCCTCGCATTAACCTACCACTTGTGACTCCTGTTCTCGCAAGGAATGCTTCGGTCTCACCAGAAATCGGATTCTGCCAATACATCTCCCAAAGGCTTCTACCCGACTCTTCATCTGTTATTCTCGCATAGAGATTGTCGTATTCTATGAGTTTCTTACAATCACACCCATCAACAACGCAAACCGCACTATCCTTGTTGTATCTGTAATTACTCCAAGCCCATCTACGAGGGTCGAGTAGAGAACGCTTCGTGGGTCTCAACAACTTGTATGCCTGCTTGATGTCATGCTTACGAGCCTTTCTTGGGTCTGCATGACGACTCGGATAGAAATTGACTTTAGGAACCTCCAAATTCTGTTGAACTGCATAACTCTGCATATACTGTTGAGCGGTGGCTTGTTCCATTATAGCCGCTTGATTGAATTGAGGATTACCTTGTTGAGCAAGACTCATCACAGCGGCTTCACTCAGATTACTCAACGATTGTGATGGTAAGGGCGTTCTGGTTATTGTGCGATACATATTATCTGGGATGTCCAATACCATGTTTAGTCCTCCAAAGGCGCAGGCGCTACGTGAATAGTCATTTTGCCATTTTGGGCCGATAAACTCCACTCCAATTTATTCCCAGCAGTCAATCCAAATTGATGGACAATCCACATGGGAACTGTGGTTCTCAACGAATTACTACCCCCTCCAGTGGGAACCAAAGCAGTAGTCGTCTTACCTCTTGTCATGTATGCCCGACACCCCTCTACATCAAAAAGGTCACTCAAGTGGTCAATAATTCAATCATGGTTGATTCTACGTTCCAACCTATCCTTGTGGCCATGAAAGCACGTTTTGTGGGTAGTCTCGCCTTCTGAAGACGGATTAAGTCATCTCGGAAAGGGTCGAATAACTTGTGTTCGCCTATTCTTCCCTGCTGCCATAGTTCTGCAGCATTCTTATCAAAAAACCTATCAGCCTTGTTAGCAACTAACATCAGTAATCGAGGACTGTATTTCTTACCCCTCCATCTACTTTTGAGAGTTCTGTATCTATACCGCCGCTCTATGAGACTATCCACAAGATACTTGAAACCGGCAATTTGTTCCAATCCATCACCGCCGCCCTTGAAAGCGCGGTCATCGAACATGTAAACTATCACTTCACACTGTCTAGCAACCATATCGTCAATCCAAAGATTCCAGAACCTCTCCTGTCCCCCAATATCAGCAGAATACACAACTCTCTTCTCTCCCTCCCAAGCGATTCTCTTTCTCGTCGGTTTGGGAAGTAAATATCTACTCAGTATTTTATAATGTTCTGTCCTCTCGTCTTCTGGTATCTCTCCCATCTCACCGGGAGTAGTCATATATCTGTCAAGTGTGGTCTTACCAACCATTGTGCCACCATAGATTCCTACCCTCCTTGGTCTCCAAGAATGATAGACATTCTTGCCATACAGGGCTACGCCTATCAGGACGCTACCCATTCCGACCATGAATCAGACCGCCGCATCTATTTTACTATACAACCAATCAGCCAAATCTTGCGCTTGACCATAAGCCCATTCTACAGTCCAACCCCAAAGCGAAAATGAAGAATTGGACTCAATGGCACTCACCAAGAGAGCGGCAACTACGGTTGCGATAATGGTCCTAATCCAACCAACACCCCACTCATAGGTGTTGTCCACAGTATTGGCGAGATGCATAGCGCGAAGAGTTTCCTCAACAGAATCATCTTTCGGAGTTTTGAAGATGCGTCCCATCAATTACCGCTACCATTACCCTTGTATCTTAAGTCTGGGGTTCCATCTTTCTTCAATCTCACATTGAGGCTCGAAGGAACTCTCGGTCTTGGTATTACTGGCGCGCTTTCCAATCCAAATGGTGTTTGCTCTGTGAGAGAATCCAAACCCATGCTCAATGGCCTTGCTTCTACTAAAGGAGGTGAAGATATCGTGTCTATTCCTAAACCTTGCATACCGATATTTGAATGGGGAGGCGTTTGTCCGGGATTTTGTTGAATCCAATGCAACTCCTTCTCTAACTGCATCTCCTGCATCCTGAGTTCCATATCTGCTCTTCTCTGGTCATAGTTGAACTGCTGTTCCCTAAAGCGATAATCCCTCTGTCGCTGCAACTCAGATACTCTCACTTTGTCTTGCATCTGCTCTTCGAAGAACATCTTGAAGAGGTAGTAAGCCAAAATTTGAACAGCCAACGCTCCCATAGCGTAAGTTATCCCATTTACGTAATGCCCAGCACTTTCTCCTCCCGGTAACCATATCCCTGCATCATAAACACCTACAGCCGCACCGATAAGTAACGATTGCGTGAGTATCAATCCAGTCAATCTCATCTCTGATTTATCCATGGGGTCTTGCACACTCATTATTATGACCTCTAAATAGACCCCGCGAGAGGGAAGATGATAAGGGTTCTGTTTTTTCTGGACTCAAATAGCGTGTCTCAACGTTCCTTTATCTTTGAAATGCCGAGCCCGATTGGAATGTATGCCTTCTAACGTCAGTTTCCCACCTTCCGTATGGCTGACATCCTTACCACCACCTGTGCCGTAGATGCCTCTTCGTCTCCTCTCTCGATTCAAGTCCTCACGGTATTTCACCCTCTTCGGGTTCGACTCATATTTCGTATCATACTCCAGTTTGTGCTGTCTCGCCTCTGGTGACACTCTCTCCTTGAGCAACCGGAGGGCTATATCCATTGGTTCGCTTCTTTGCAGGTCTTGGAACTCTTCTGAAAACGGATGTTCTTCATTAAATAGCGTGGGTTTTGACTCCAAATCCCTCAAGTTCATCTCCTGTTCCAATTCCCACCTGTCCGGGCCTGAATTAGGATGAAAGCGCACATGAGTTTCTCCATCGTCACTCAAAGGCACGGGGGCTATCCTGCCATCTTTATCACGGACATATTCCGGCATTCTCGATAACCACTCTCTTATCTGTGAATTGTCCTTGTCGGCGTGTGGGCGATTTTCCAAAGAGGTCAAAGATGGGGCATCGTAGTTCATCCTATCCACATTATCAATGATATTTCTTATGTTGCTTGACCTCATTTGGTCGAAGTCAGAACTATCTAACGGTGCGAACCTCGCATCCTTTATCGGAATGTCTCGGTATTCCCTTGCATCTCCATAAGTTTTCTCATATCTGAAGTTCGGGTCATGAAAATTACCGAAATCCTGTGGTACTTCTTTGAGCAACTGGAAGGCTATGTCCATAGGTTCAGATGCGTTCTTTCCTTGCCAACTGTCTCCGAATTGTGGTTCTTCTGCTGTTGGATTACTCATTGCATTGTCAAATGCAGCATCACGGCTTTCAGGGTGAAGACAACCTGTGCAGATTCCTTGTTTATCATCCATAGGAACACCTTCACTGAAATTACGAATGTCTGCAGCACAGGTTCGGCATTCTCTTGGGAACATAACACTTGGGTCATGGTCGAATTGTTCTGGCGGCATCAATATACGATTCATTATAGAGTAGTCTTTGACACCGAAGTTCTTAGGTGGAGTTTCGTCCTCTTCTTTGAGCAACTGGAAGGCTATTTCCATAGGCTCGCCCATCTCAACGAAACCAGAACCGATAGGATTTGAAGTATACTGTCCATAGGCATATTTCTGCCCTGTAGGGAACTCAGTGTAAGCCGGTGGGTTTTTTTCTGTAAAACCGCCTTCCTCTAACCTACCTACAACTTCTCCATCTGGTTTCAAAAACTCAGTCTGTCCTGTTCCACTAGGAGAGTGAAGTATCGAGTCCTGTTTATGCTCTTCAGCAAGTCCTAGTATCTCAGGAATTAGAGGTTCAGGCACGTTAGATAGAGCAATAGAATTCTCAGGCCCCCATTCTTCACTCTGTCCACGACCTGAGATGATTTTCATTTGCAGTTTATTTTCCAATTCCCCAATCTGAGACAACAACCTATCGTGTCTCTCACTTTGCTCCTTTTGACTCATCGGATTTTCGTCATTCACCCAATTTGGTTTGGAAGATATGAGTATATTGTGGGTTTCAGGGTCAAATAACTCCATGATGCTCTCTGGATTATAGGCGGGAAGCGTCTGTTGCGCTTTACGAACAAGAACTTTCTTCTCACTCTTGAAGGGCAGGCTTACCCCTCCTCGCTATCTCACTCTGCAAAGATTGCCTTCTCTCACCCATCTCAGGTTTGTCCATCGAGAACTGAGGCATTTCTCCCTCAATTTCCGAAAGCCCATGCCAATCTTTCGCAGGCCATCTACTACCTATCATTTCTGGCGACAAGCGGCGAGTCTCTTCTTCACCCATATCACTCATCTCATCCTCCATCTCAGGCCTCTTCATCCTGAATGGGTCTTGCAAATTACTGAGACCTCTTGCCGGAGACCTCTCATCAGGATTTTCACCAAGCAATTGTAGTAATGCTTGCAAACCGTTTGGGTCATCACGGTATGTTTCGTCTATCAAAGACTCACCGCCCTCTTCCTCCTCTGGTTCTAGGTCTTCTGTTGGGGGGACCTGCTGATATACGCCTCCCGGCTGAGAATCTGAGTCTTCAGGAGCCATCTGAGCGTATTTCCTCTTATTTACGAACTTGAGTAGCGACCAAGCATGATTGAGAGGCCCATCGAAGGACCTAGCGAAGATGTTCTTAGGTTCTCTACCCGATTCAAACTCAGCAATGGTGGAAGGCCCACCTATAACAGGTCGGCCCTCATCCGGAAACGGTTTTTTCTCATATGGTCTTTTAGGAGCAGGCAGAGACCCCACATCAGCAGGAGAAGTCTCAGGCATCGGTGGGTCCACACCGGGCGGGCGGTTTCTCATTGGATTATAATGAGAATCACGAATAGCCGCTTGATTCAAAGCCTGTAAGAGTTGCAAATCCTGCGTTTTCGGACTACCAGAGGGTTCTGTCCTCATCTGTAAGTCTTGAGTTGATTGGCTCACAGGGCCGGGTTTAATCTCAGCCCCAAAACGGTCAAGTTGTCGAAAGTCCTGCTCTTCTTGTGGGGCTTCTGCTAGTGCTTGACCCTCTTCAGATGCATCGAACTCCTCTCGCCTT